GGCTTGTTTGTGGAAAACACAAAGTTTGTAGAAGCATTTGTAGAAACGAAGCCAAGAAGTCTTAGTGAGTCATAACCCAGCGGCAAAAGAGGATACGCATTGCTAGACAATGTCATAATGCCAGCCTCTTTCTTGTACCCGCGAGAATCCGCAATCAAATAAATCGCATACTGAGAACTTGCAGCTAAAGCTCCTGCATCCAATCCGTTAGCGCCGACAACTGCTGTATTAACTAGCAGAGGCTGGCGATATCCACTGAACAGAGTTTCTGGAGATGTAGTTCCCTGAATGTCTTGATATCCAACGGGCATATCGAGGATGTCATTAGAATCTCTAGCTTGACCTGGAGCGATCGCAATTACTTTTGTAGAAGCGATGGAAAGGTCTAGACCGGAGATGTATTGAAACGGTAACGAATAGATCGGATCGTTTTGTACTTGTGCAATTGCCATATTAAAAGTCCTTATTTAATTTGATTTTCTCAGCGTGAAGGCGCATATGATGAAGTCTACATAACCACATAACCTTCAAGGGTTGAGTATAGTCTTCATGATGCGCATCCACCTTATCATTTCCGCAAACTTCGCATGGCTGTTTGATTAGAAATCCTTTTTTTATTGCCCTTGCCACCAATCTCCTGGACTCTTCCTTAAAAAAGAAATCCGCATGATTTGGATCTCTTTTTCTCTCCATTCTTTCTATAGATTCCAGTTCTGCACAGCCACATGTTCTTTGGCCTACAAATGGCTCAGAACACATCCTGCATATACCTGGAACCCTTCTCTCTTTGGCGTTTTTGCATTCATAGCAGTATCCTTGCTTTGGGTTTTCCTTCAGCTTTCCGCAGCTATAGCAGTTTGGGCTTATACCCTCTTTATAAGATGGCAGTCCACTAGCTACTCTAACCGCTTCTGCAGCCTTATTCTTTTCCCTAGCGCACTTATTACAGTATCCAGCATTAGGATTCTCCCTGACTACTCCACAGCTTGTGCAGTTCGGACCCCTTCCCTCACCAAAAGGAAGCAATCCTTTATCAGCTCTTTTCTTAGCTCGATACTGCCTAGCCTCTTCAGCTCGACAAGGGTTGCAAAGACCAGCCTTAGGGTTCTCTTTCAGAGCTCCGCACCAGTAGCAGTTAGGACTTTTACCAATTCTTTTTGGCTCAATCCCCTTAGCAGACATTCTTTTCAGTCTGCTTGCCTTAGCCTGCTCCGAGAAGCAAGACCTGCACCTGGCATGGCGCTCTGGCCAAGAACCCTCCCTCTTATCTTTTCCGCATATGATGCAATCATTCACAATAATATTTCAAAAATCTAATCAATCAGCGCTCATTATATCACAGATGTGAATAACGAGCACCATGCGATTATCCTTGTGACAAAGGAATAATCATTCTTAAACTATATTCGGGCACAATCACCGAACCATGAGTTTCATCATAAATTATCCCAGACTGATTTTGTCCAAATACCGAACCATAAGTCATACGCATAGACACACCGGTGCTGTCATCGTACTCACTAGAAGTGGCATACGGGTCTTGCTCTGGCAGTCTTGGCATAGCTAAGTACATAGCATCTCCGCCTGATATTCCGCCTGCACGATGCGACACTAGACCTTTGATTTGCATTCCTGCAGCAATAGGGTTGTTCATGTTTTGATTCTGTCCGCCGGCTGAGTTTAAAGCTGGGAAGATATTCAGAACAACGTTACCACTAGCATCAGCAGCAGAGTCAGCAGTAGCGCGAAACTGAACCGGGTTAGCACTTGGGAAATGACCAATGAAAGTCAAATAACGCATGTTTGGCTGGCTAGATACACCGTCTTGGAACTGGAACAAATCTCCGGAGAAAACAGCATTCGAGTCACCATTTGTAGCACCGCTCACAGTGATTTGTGTGATGTTCTTACCTGTAGGATCGTTTGTCGAAACAACAGTTAATGTATTTTGGTCTACACCTGTGTTACCAGAAACGTGAAGAGGCATAAGATTGGACTGATAGTAATTGACCAAAGGAGTTCCAAAATCACCAATTTCCCATGAGTTAGCGCTTTCATTGTTACGATTTGGCGCGAACTGATTCAATCCACTTCCTACAATGCCCGGTACTACTGTATCAGGAAGATACACTTTAATTCCGTCGTGAACAGCGCCATAGTTTTTGAAAAACATAATGGACTGAGCTAATTGCTGATACGAAGACAAAGCTGTGGAGCCGTTTCCGTAGAAGCGATATGGGCCGGAAGCCGAGTTCAAAGTTTCGTCTAACTGACTACGAACACCAGACACCCAGTTTTTAGCTACGTTGCCTTCTACTTGTGTAGCAAGCTCAGCGATAAAAGATTTACCGAAAATTCTCATGTAATCTTCTTCGCCTTTTTCAAGATTGAATATTCTTTCTTGAGATGTGACGCTGAATGCAGCATTGTTAGCTTGATCGCAAGTTAGTGTTTGTACACGTTGTGTAGCAGCTTGCCATGAAGCAACCAAACCAGCAGATGTTGTGGCGCGAGGCGGTAAGTCGAAAGTTACACTCGAACCAAGATTAGCTTGAATATTGTCAAAATCTTTAAACTTTGTGTTAGCCGTTGAGATGTGGCAACACATGTTTTGCAAGAGCGCAAGACCAGAACGTTGGTACGTCTGTACTTGTTGTAAAATATTACTTGGATAAACAGCCATTTTAAAGTTCCTCGTTATGTTCGATTATCAAGAGCTCCCCGCATCTAACCGCGGTACTTTGATTTCAAAGCCGACATGGAAGAAGCAGGAGAGCCAACGCCAGGGCTAGAAGGTCTTTGCTGAGATAACGGTGTAGCTGCTTGCTTTGAAGACATAACTTTCGTGTTCTCTTTGATAGATTTAGCTAGTCTTTGCAAATCGTATACAGCATCTTTCGGACTTCTTTCGTAAGTCGACTGTAATTGATTTAACTTGCTTCTATTTTTAGAGAGCTCATAAAGAACGTCATCAGCATTATCAACGTTTTCTGCCAGCATCTGAACAACGTTGGGATAAACACCCATGTTCAGACCTTCAGAAACTTCGTTGTAGTCAGAATACTTTTCATTGATGCCTGCTATTTTCGACTGATACGCACTAACAATGCGTTGAACCGTGGCTGCATTTGCGGCTTCCTGCTGCTCTGCTTGCCACTTGCCTCTCTGACGAGAAACTTCTTCGCTAGTCAGCCTTCGCACTTCGTCTTCAGACATTCCACTTTGATGAGATACGTTTGCGTTTTGACGCTTATAACTCTCTACAGCTTCATGCTTTGCGCGACCAACGATGTCGTTCAAGTCAGACTGTCTAAAAGTCCTTTCTTGAGGCTTCGCGGTCTGCTCAACGCTACCTTGATTAGTATTAAAATTTTCATTCTCTGACATCACATTATCCATAATTTCCCTCTAAGCTATTAACCCCGCCACGGTAAATCCCTAAAAACGTCTAGGTGTCCGAACTATTACGCCGTCACGCTACAAAAACCTCAATTACGCATGAGTCTCGTTTAACAATTGCTGTGCATGTACACATTTAGAGAGTAGCAGAGAGATTATGTATCGGCAATAGAGTTTGATTTCTATAGAGAGAGATGAGAGATTGGAGTATTTGGCTTTTAAAATAGTAAAACCCCTAGAGAAAACGCCCCCTGGAGTGATTAGTAACAGGGTTTTTTTGGGATTCTCTAGAGGCCGGAGTGCAAGATACGGAGATTCCGGAGACTCTCAAACAACACGTCGTGTCTTACTATAGAACAGTATAGGCCAAGATTATCGTTCCGTCTAGAGCAGAATCTGCAGAAAGGTTATAAATAGTCACTACTGCTGAGCCAGCGCCGGGAACAACTTGTAATTGCACGTTCTTCATTGTATTTGTTCCGCCCATCAGCGTTAAATGAATAGAACTTGTCGCTGCGATAAGTGTATTAGTCCAAGTGATCGCATAGCTACCTGCAGCTGCAGCTGTCAAAGCAGAAGTCGTGATAACTCCAGTCAGTCCAGAAGCTGTGACAGCGTTGGACGCTTCAGTGCCGTTTGCTTTTGTCACGCTCTTAATCGTTCCAGCTGTATCCGCAAATACTGCAAAATCACCGGCGGCAACAGGAAGAATAACTTCACCAGGATTGGCCCATGAAGATAGAGTAATTACACCAAGATTGCTTATTGCTACAGTGAACAGACCGTACGAGCCGGAGCCGCTGTTCTTATCGTAGTCATAGAAAGCCGAGATAATGTCATTTGCAGAGACAGGGAAAGTGTCGAGTGATGCTTCATTAAGATAGCCAGCAGTCGTTACTGTAGCAAGGCTATCTCCAAAGATGGCATACTTTTGATTTGGGAAAACGTCAACAGTCCCGGGGACTGAAGTTGGAAGCTGATAAACTTTAGCCATTGTGATTCCTTAATTGTTAAATGATATTTGAACTACTATGAGCAGTCTGACTACTCATCATAGCTACTAAAGACTTTTCTATGCTAATCGCTTCTCTTCTTCGTCAGCTCTTTTGTTAAGCTTTCTAGCCAAATCTCTAATTTCAGATACAAGCTCTCTGTCAATATCGTCTCCAACTAAGTCAAAAACTCTATCAACAACGCGAGTAACTGCTTCTTTTGCTGCTATAAATGCTATTCTCATTTCTTCTTCCCCTTTGCTGCTTTATTGTCAGCACTTTTCATGGCCACTGGCTTCTTTTTATCAGCACTTTTCATAGCTTTTGAAATCCCTTCCTTCATCATTTTTGATGAAGAATCACTCTTTTTACACGTTCCCTGCTTCATGTTCATAATCTATTCCTTTTTACTGTAAATTTCTTTATATAGATTAGCTCTATCTTCAGACTTTGCACCATCCATATGACGCCTGACTTGCTGCTCCATCTGACCACTATTCATCTTATACTGCTTTTGTAGAGCGGACATCGGTGTATTCTGTAAATCGTAATAACTAATCTTCTTAGACATATCTATTCTCCTATTTTGAACTTTTAATAATATCGTGCATCAATCTCATTGCGTCATGACCAGCTTTGCTTTTAAAGCCCTTTTCCTTGAGCGCATAATCTTTCTCAATCTTCATGTTCTCAGTCATAGCTTTGATAAGCTGCATGCTATTCGACTGCTTCTGCATAGCCATCTTTGCTTCAAGCTCTTGTCCGCTTTGCTGCACTTTCGCCATGTCTACTTGAAAATTCATGTCATTTTTCTGCTTCTCTTGCTCAATCTTGCTCCTTTCGTTCTCTACTTGAGTCTGCATAGGGTCAGGCTGCTGTGCTGCCTCTTGCCTGCGCTTATTCAACTCTTCCGTCCATTCACTAGTTAAAGACTTAAGCTCTTCTATGCCCTTGCCGTCCATGTTATCAAGAATAAAGTGAAGGCCTTTTTCAGACATGAATTCAGTAAAGACCGGGGACATGCCCATGATGTCTTTGACCATGTTGATCGTGCGAGACTTCTGAACTTGAAAGCTAGCTCCAGCTGTCAATGTAACGTTGAGAACGTTAGGGTCGTAATCTAGAGACGGCATCCCTTCTTCATTGATGCGAATGAACTCGCGCTGACCATCTTTAGTAACAACGGGAATAGACCTGGGCGTAACAAAATACTTCGGCATTAGCGAAACGTATATTTGAGCAAGCCTCTGAAAGCCCTGTAAGCATCCGACAATGTAAGGCATAGCAGTGGCATTTGACTGACTAGCTGCTTCAACAATAGCAACGCCTGACAACTGGTTATTATTAATTCCAAGAGATGCATCGTAAGAACCTAGCACGTTTTGTATAAGTGAGTCCGAACCCGTGAACGCCCCAATGATTTCCGGCGGACATGGTGCGCGCTGAATCTCACGAATCGGATTCATAATCGGCAGATTAGGGTTCTTCTCGTAGACAGAGTTATAGACAAGAACTGAAGCATTCTGCACATCTTTATATGCTGTAAGCAGCTCTTCTTCCTTCGGAAGCGCCTCTTTTGCTACCATAAATTTATGCTGAACCGTATTCTCTATCTCATTCGCTAGAGATATACCGGCATAATTCTTAAGTCTTTGAGCACCGCGAGCGTGATAAACGTATGGCCTTGTCACTTGCTTCACAGCACCATCGTTCTGACCTTTTATCATAATAGAGCTGCCGTCTATGAAAACAATTGGTAGCATATCGAAGTCAGTCTCTTCGTACTCAATCACTTCGCTTTCTATGATTCTGTATCGACATATGCGCTCAAGCATAGTCTTTCTGGGCTTTCCGATAATGATGGGAGGCATCTCAATGCTATCCCATTCTTCGATAATCTTGTCGTACCTCTTCTTCAGCATGACTCCCATTCCGCGCACAGAAACAATCGTTTCTTCTTTCTGCTTCTTCTCGTAGTAGTCGACAACAAGAGCAATCTTCTCACCCCCGGAAATATAGCTCCAGTTGAATCCGCTGAATCCTGTAGAAAAGCTAATCTTCTTCAAGTCTAAATCGGGATACTCTTCTTTAATGCACTCTTCAGATTTTGGAAACATCTCAAAGCAGTAGCTACCATCTCCTTTATGCGAAAGCTTAGCTAGCTTGTCAAAACCCGTAAGCGTAGGCTCGCATCTCTCAAAGCGAATAACTTGCTCCATCGACATTGCATGCTCATACTCTGTATATATCTTTACAGCTGAAAAGCCCCCAGACAGCAGGTCTTTGTAGACTTCGTATTTCAAATGAGCATTGTCACCATCCATAAAAACGTGCTTAAGATGCTGCTGTACAACAGCAATAACCTCGGGGTCTGTTGTTGCATCGTCATATGAGCTGACAAGAATGTCGGGCTCTTGCTTAGAGAATTCTCCGAGCAGTCTAGATATGTATGCTTCTAGAACATTAAACTCGAGCTGCGGTCTGCCCATGCTTGCAAGCAACTGAATCTCTGATGCTGTCAGAGATGACTCGAATACGAACTTTCTAAATTCGTTATATCGTTTGTAGTTATCATCAAAATATTCGCTTGAATCGCGCACCTTTTTTTTGATGTCGCTGAGTCTGTCTTGATAACGCTTAGCAACTTCTTTCATGCAACTAGCTCCGTTTTTTGAGAATGATTGTTTTAATTGTATATCAACATATCTAGCTCGTGTAAGCTTTGTGACGCAAGCGCCCAACAAAGTTAGAGTGACTCGTTAACGACTTTGCTATGTCAGTATAGTCATTATCTTCGCTTGAGTAATTCATAATAGATTTCTCTATCAGTCCCAGTCTCACTCCGTCTGCAAGATTGTCTCCCAGGTCATCTCGCGCATGAGAATCATTAGCTGTAATCTTTGACATATGCGTAATACACTTCTCTGCGTGCTTTGCGTAGCGACTAAGAGACACGAGTCTTTCTGCAACAAAAGGCTGGATATCGAGAAAGCGCTTAGTCTTAGAGCCCGAGCTTCTGTTTCTATCGATGTTCATAATTCTCACAGCTCTCATTTCTGATAGCGCTGAGATAAGAGATACTCCCGTAGACTTCTTCTCTATAGCAGCAAGTCGGGGCGGCTTTTTGTTGCGACAGCAGTTTTCCCAAAATGATAGAAACGTATCTTTCAAATCTTTGGGCTCAACATGTACTTCAATAGCATCAATCCAATGCAGTGCATGCACGCCAGTCTTTACGCCAAAATTCTCTATCTCGTAGATACCGAAAAAGCTGATAGCTGTAGCATCGTTATACGTCATAGCTGTTTCAGCTGTATCAGCGACAACGAACGTAGCGATGAACTCCGGTTCTTCATCGAGCAATACGAACCAGTCCGGCTTGAACAATGCGCCCCCAGAAGGCACAGGCTCTTGCTGATACTGCGACGAGAACACATACGGGTCAGTTTCCTTACGCTTCATAAGCATCTCTTTAGAAAAGACCTCGGGGTATATGATATTGCCAGAAGGGTCTATAGATTTGATAATGACTTTTTCCCAATCATATCCATCTTTCTTATCGATAACGTACTGACAAACGTCTTGTTCGTGCAAGCGCTGAGATATGAGAATAATTGGGACGTTCTGCCCCCTTAGGCGCTGCATCAGAGTCTGAGAAAAGTTGTCGATTACTCCTTGTCTCATTATAGAGCTGTGGGCTTCGTCCGGTTTTGTGAGGTCATCACAAATTAATCCGCCAGACCATCTATCTAGTCCAGGCTCTCCGGCTGATAATCCCGTAATTGTTCCTGAGCTACCTGCACTTGCTACAGCGCCCCCGGCAGTTGTCTGAAAGTAATCCTTTGCTTTGCTGTCTGCTCTTATTTTTACATCGAAGAGATAGTCGTAATGCTGCAACTGCATAATGCGCTTAATCTGCTCAGTCATCTTGTCTGCAAGAGTCTTACTGTACGCTACGTAAATGTATTTAGAGTCAGGATGTTGCGCCATTGTCCACGCTACAAACATTGTCATCATGAGAGACTTACCACTACCTGGGGGTGTGTTAATAAGCAGTCTGTGACTCGGTATCTCTAGTCTTGACGCTCGAGTTAATGCTTTAGCGATTGTGATGTGATGCGACTCACGACCAACGGGTTCGCTAACAATGAACTTTCTGTTTGTAAGAATGGGAAAGAAATACTTGCAGAACTCAAGCAGACTGCCGCGCAGCACTGACGCTAGCTCTTCTTTCTCTAGAAACTCTTTATTCATAAATCTTACTCAAATGAAAAAAGCTTAGCAGTAAAGCTATAATACAAAAAACAACACGCAGGTTTATATGCATCTATTCAAGAAATCACAGATAACAATCATTCGAAATAACGACGGCAAAGCATTTAGAAAGATGCTGAAGCTTGATAAAAGGCCCATTCATATACTGACAGGAAAGCCTGAAATAAGAAAATACTCGAAAATGGTGCACGGCTATATCAGCAGAGATATTCTTTTTGTCTTTGAGCTTACAGCTTATAAAATTGTGCAGCTCGTAGAAGAATACATTCTCTCTAAAGAGATAGCTGATTTTCTGTATGTCGTAGAAGCCACACGCTTTGATGAAGAGGTTCACGAGATGCTAAATGATATAGCATCTCTGTACGGAGTATCTGTTGTTGTAAGAGTTGGCTAGAAGTCCTTCTCGTTTTGCTTATCACGCTCTTTTCTTTGCGCCATAACTTCTGCATGAATAGCATCGACTTTTTCATCAACATTTCTTGTTGCAAAAATCTTCGGTGCTAAACAAACAGCTTGCCATCTTCTCTGTTCTATCTTCATCTTAGCGATTTGAATCATACCGCTATCTGCTCTTGTCACGCCCCTCTCATCGACGTATGTATGACACTCTGCTAAATCAAGAATTTCATCTGTCATTACAATAGCTTGCATTCTTTTCGCAATCACATATTTAGTCATGAAATATGGATGCTTAGTTAGCCAGAGTGTTATGGCCTCTTTAGAAGGTAAATCGTATCTCTCTATAAGCTTAGCTACACTTAAACTATGACTCGCAATCAAGTCACATATAAAATCGGCAATCTCATCTGTATATTCCGTCGGTCTTCCTTGCTCTTCGAAGTCTTCTTTAGATTTTCTCTTAGTCATAACGTCCTCTTTTCTAATATTATTCTTATAAAGTTTAACCGATCTTATTGAAGAGTGTATAACACGCATCTCTAGATAACGAGAACATATATGCAGTCTAAATACAAATAAGTTTATACTTACAAACGATCAATGTTACATGTTGACACTGTACAGCAAGCGTTATATAATGTAAACATAATCAAGAGAAGAGCTAAAGGAATAAAATTATGAGCGTGACAACAGAGCAAGAGTTAATCAACGATAAGAAATATTTAGATCAAATAGGCTCTCGTAAAGATTTTAGAAAAACGATGAGCTCTACAAAAAAAATGATGGACTCTATCATGGAATCTATAGAAGACATGTACGATGCTTCAGAAAAGGAGTCTAGCAATGCGTAAGATAAATTCTCTTGAGCAAATTAACGATTTAGACTTAGTAATTTTATCTCTACAGCTACAGCAAGCTCTCTACAAAATAGAAATGGCAAAGCAAAGTTATTCGCCAGATTTCATGCCTGGCTCTAACGAATATTGGAATATGAAAGGGTCGACATTACAGTACAGGTGGTAATATTAATCCTTACAGTATGGCTAATCCTTACAGTATGGCTAATCCTTACAGTATGGCTAATCCTTACAGTATGGCTAATCCTTACAGTATTCCG